GCTCTTGCGCATATAAAAGCAACTCAATGCCAGTGATATCAATTGAGTCTACTTCCTCGGCAATTGCAAAAAGATTCTCAAAAGCTCTAATTTGTCGGTGGTCTTTTAAGAATGATGCAAGCTGGTCTCGGTTTAACTTCAGAGGTGGTGTCAGAGGCATCAGTACAATAATCCTTCAATCTTGGCTTCAAGCCGAGCAAATGCTAAATGCGCGTCACTGTTTCCTGAAAACTTTTGTATGCGCCAATTTTCCATCTTACCCTGCCGGCGCCAAACAAGTCGCTTTTGTTTTTGACCTGTCGTGCCAGCGCTAATGGATTGCGCAGGGGAATAGCTTATACCATCTAAAGAATATGATGTTGATATTGTCGGGCTTGTGCCAGAGGCAACCCGTCCAGTTAACGCAACAAGCTCTAACTCATGAAAAATAGCGTTGTTGCCTTCGTTATAAATAATGGTCGTACCAAACTCCCATCGAGTCTTGTCGCCCCAATGCGTTGATATCGAATCATCGGTATAACCAAATACTGATGATGTCGGATCTCCGCATGTCTGGCGATTGTAGACCCAAACAAAGTTGCGAGCGCGATACTTTGCGAAACCCGTCTCAGAGGACGTTAAAACGTACCACACGGGCTGCTGGGTCGCATCAGATGCGTGGGCATCATAAGCCAACGTTCTGTCTGGTAAGTGGATATACAGCACCTGAGCGCTCTTGTCTTTGCGCTGCTCAACCACAACATCTGACAATTGGCTTTCAGTAAATTGATTTATTATTGTGTCGATTTCGCTTGTTGATATTTTTACCGTCTGCGCGTTGGTTGCCAGGTACACGCCGGGCTGCTCATTTCGAGCAGAGCCAACAAAAGCAATCGCCTCTAAGAATTCACAACACGCATGCGTGCCAACCGAACCCTTACCAATCTTGGCGCCGTCGATTCTTTGAAACGGAAACAGCGTTCCGCCAATGTTGTCGAATACCTCTATGGTATGACGGTTCACGGCATAGATCTCGTTGCGTAATTTGATCAGCGCCTTTACCGGGTCGGGATCAATTTCGCTTGAGCCGTATTTTAATGGATTGACTTGAGTCGGGTCTGACAGCTCGGTGACCACCAAAAATTCGCCATCGGTTGTCATGAAGTAGCCGTCGACCCATACAACATCGAGAACAACACCGAGGTCTGGGTCGGTTACCTGGGTTAGCGTTGACCCATCCCAGTAGAAAAGATTTTCATTAGATGCAACCGCAAGCCGGTCAAATGAATAATCAAAAGAAACCTGACCACCAGAGCCAACATCGCCCAAGGTAGTAACGATCCCTTCATTGCTGATCTTAACAAGCTTTGAGCCCATCACACGATAGAGCTCATTGTTCCAGTTGATCCCGCCCCGGTCTATTCCAGGGCCATCGCCCTCTTTGACTAAGCCTTCGCCTGGGCGCAAATACCCACTGCTGATCCCGTTCGCCATTGAAGTGGGGACCAGATTAATGGGATAGTTGATACGGAAATCTGGTTCATTATCCGTATATACCCCATTCAGGATAGGTATTTGCATGGCGGCTACTCATCATCAGATTCTTGCAATGATTGTACCAGAATATCCGTAAATGATTTCTTGGCTACGTTAATTTGATCAGCTTCAAAATTGAGCATTGCAAGCTTTTGCTCGAGGTCTTTTATCTGAGCAACCAAATACTTTTGGCTGTCATCAAGTTGATCTTCAGTGTACTCCACATCATTAATTGTTACCACGGTACTCCGGCCTCCACTTTAGGCGATTTTTCGTCTTCAATTTTTGCAGTCAATTTTGCTTCGATCTCTGCTTTATCTTCAACTCCCCAGACCCAATTAAGAACCATCTCTTGAGTGAGCTGGTCGTATGGCACAAAGTCAGGGGCGCTTGGGTCCGGAGTAAACCCACAAGACCCATAAGCTGAAGCTGTGTATGTGTTTTCGCCATCGACTTCGGTCGCGGTTACCCGCCAATGGGAAACAATAACACCACCATTAGAAACCTCGCGCTCCATTTGAGCGATCATCCAATCAAACATAATTTACCCTATTTTCCAGTTAGACCCATCACAATAAACAGGCACTACATTAGCGCCACCGCCGGCAACAGTGCTGGCAAACGTTGTTGCATTTGCATCTGTTACCATTGCTCGAGCACCAGTATAAGCCGCAGCGGCGGACGGCAACCCAGATACCGTAGTCACACCAATGTTGAAGTTATACTGATTTGTCGCGTCAGTGTTCTTGGTTTCTTCAATCCAGGTCTGCCAAAGCGTTGTTCCTACTTTGCGAGCGCACAGCGTCTGCCCGTTAAAGGCAGTTGTTGGACCGTAAATAGTAGATCCATTAGTTCCAGTGAATATTGTGTTGCCAGTTGCAGCCCCTGTCGAGTTAAAGCAGTTAGCTGAGTAAAATGTACCAAGATCATAGTCTGCATTTAACTCAACCGTTAATGACCCGGCAGAAGAACAATTGTGAGCAAAGTGAGTTCCGGACTCATGAACTTCTGGTGATATTGTCGAAATGGTCGCCCCAAACGCTGTCTGGAACATGTCGCGCCCAACGATTCTTCGCTGAACCAAAGCGCCGTTATCAGGAACACCTATAACCTCATCAGACGCAATACCCATCCCAGTCTCAACGAAATTAAAACCTGCTGCGTTGATCATAATGATGGGTGAGGTTTTGATTGTTGGCGCGAAGTCGTAATAGTCTTGCAAGAAGATACGTCGAGCCTGGCCTCGAGATGAGCCAATCATCACGTTGGCTGTAGGCGCCATCCAGAATGACCCAGGGAAATACAGCTCATCAATGAATAGGTATCCGCGAGGAACGTCAATTGGGTAGTTATCATCGTAAGCAGACATGTAGCCTTCGATGTGGAACCCGCCGGTAATGATTAAGCCACCCTGGTTATCGACCGTAATCATATTTCCGTTTTGGCGGTTGTTTGTGCCGTCGACAGCGCAGCCGCCCTGGAATGTTGAGTTAGACAATGCGTATAGGTAGTAACCCTTACCGTCCTCGTAGTATCGAGTTTCTGAATCACTCCAATCAGGATAACCAGAACCGCTTGTCGCAGTGTTCTCAATCCAGTAATCAGTCCAGCTTGCGCCTACGCCGGGCTCATTGTCAGCCGAAGGTACGTGAGTTTGCAGACAGTTATAAAACGCGCCGCCATTCCTGGCATCGCTTCCAGCAAGCTTGGCTGAAACGTGACAGGACTCCCAGACGTTAGTGGTTGAGATGCCAACGTTCGGAGTTGAATACATCTTATAACCCCAGTTTAAGCAACCCTTTGCGTCACAGTTAATAAACCGGTTTTTAAATGATGGGCCTGTATCCTCTTCGAGATGAAAGCCGATGTAAGCATTGAAAACAATTATTTGCTGATAAGTGCAAAATGAAAAGATAACACCGCTGGCAGGAACATTAGCTGGCAGCGGATTCATCACCACGCCGGCAGGCTGTGAGTCATAAACCTCATGCTGAGTACAGTTAAAAGCGAAATCAATCCAAAGGTTTTTAAAGGTGGCGTTGAGACCCCACAGACGAATTGCTGAATGCACAACACCAACGTCATCAGGAGCAGGTGCAATGTAACAGTTATTGAAGTCGATGTTTACACGGCAACCCTGCTGCCCAGCGGCGCCAATAGAACCACCAAAATCAATCGTGCTTGTGATCTTGTGCTCTTTACGTGGCAAAAAGTGCAGGTTTATCCAGCCCTTTCGCAGACTTGTGTCAAGCACTGTGCTTTTCTTGAACATGTAATCCGCACATGCCTGTAGAGCAAGCGTATCATCTGCGCTGCCATCACCTACAGTTCCGAACTGCGCAACGCACATCGACTCAGCCACTAGAAGCTCTGCAACCAGGCCAACATTCAGAGCATGGTCACCATACCCGTCAGGTGAAGCGCCATAGGCCGAGTAAGTAACGGCCCGGTAATAACCTTGACCGCCATCGCCAGCACTGTAATACCCTTTAACGAATATTACGTCACCCTCAACGATGCTTGTGCTGGTTTTCATGTCAGCAACGCTGTCGTATATTTCGAGAGCCGTATTCGCTGTAATATTTCCGTCTATGTACTCTAGCAATGTGCTCATAGAAGCTTTGCGAGCATCACCATTGCTTGCGTCATAGACTGGGATTTGATCCCCACCCTGAAGCGAATCTACTGCTGAAAGTTGGTTTATAGTGGCCATAAGCTCCTCACTCAAACTCTAAAACCCCATCGCCGCCAACCTCAAGCGGATCAATAGGGTCACGTAAAAATGGATCATCATAACGCCAGGGCTTGTTGCCGGCTCCGGCAGGCATTATCCCGGGCAGTTGCTGCTCAATTGGCATTCCAAATCGAGACAATAGCGTCTTGTATGAATTGCGTGCAGTCATTTTTGTATCAGGTAAAACTTGCTTTCCATATCCTGGCGCAATTCTAACAGCCAGGTTGGTGATGATTGCCTCATTGGCAGCATCGGGGACGCTAGTTTCGGCATCGATGTTTGTGGACTCAGGCGAGCTCGGAATCGGATAGCTTAACCTTAATCCGTTTGCATTCCATTCCGCCATCATTGCATCAAGGCGCCGGCACGCTCCAGACAGCTCATCATCTGTTAGGTCGAACGCATAAGCTGCTAATCCAACCTCCTCAAAAGCGGCAGTCACAAACTGTCTTTTCGTATAGCTCATTGAAGCGCCTCTTCAATCCGCTCTAGCAATTTCTTATCGCTAGTCCGCCCATCGTATTTAACACCCAGTAAAGCCGCCTTGATTTCCATCTCGAGGCGCGTAGGCGGTAGTATATCATCATCCGATTTTTCGGTCTCTACCGGCTCTTTCTCGCGTTTCAAAATAACCTTGCGACCACGTCGATGCGGCGTTAAATCAATCTGCTCCATTGCATTAGCGGCTTCTTCAATTGTAAGAAACCACCCATCGGCAAGATAGTTATCGAGCTCATCTTGATTTTTGGCCTGAGCATATTTATGCGACCCCTTTGGATGCAAAACAGACCCAGGCATCTTAAATACAAGGCATGGGAAAATCATTTGAGAAACGTCCGTCCTGTTGGTCTGCGAATTGATACGCCAGCACCTGGTCGAGACATAACCGGCCTGCCGGTCATTACAGGTCGCGCTGTGCTGCCTCGTGGCGTTGTTGTCGCACTTGAGGTGGTAACAGTAGGCCTGCCCTTATAATATCCTGTGGCGCCTCCTGCGGGCGCTCCTCGGTACTTCTTTGTGCCAGAGCTTGTTGCTCCGACATACGGACCCTTCTTGGGAGCTCCTCTGTATTTCATTTCTTTTTCCTCTTTGGTGTGTTGACCTTGTGGCAACTATCGCCTTTACCGCGCCGGTATCCTTTCCAGCACGCCTTGCCGTGCGAACCCTTTTTCTTTTCAGACATTACGATCTCCTAGATTTGGCGCCCGAGCACTTCCAGCGCTTTCGAGATAATCTTAACGGAGAATTGGGATCTTTTGCAGCCTTTGGATGAGATTTCATTTGCCCGGCTGATCGAGCGCAATATGAATCGCCTTTCTTAGTTCCAGGCTTAACGCTTGCGCCTTTCTGACCGTAAGAAACCTTACGACCAGTTGAGGTAACTTTAACTTTTGCTTTGCCTTGCCGTGGCTTCATGACTTTGCCTTTTTCTTTGCTTTACGCGCAGTGCTCAAGGCAATAGCGACAGCCTGCTTCTGAGGCCGGCCTGCTTTCATTTCCGTTTTAATGTTCTTGGAAATAGTCTTCTTGGAATAGCCTTTCTTTAATGGCATCTAAACCTCCGAAAGGGAAAAGGGGGCCGAAGCCCCCGATCAGATTAGGTCTGATTGAATAGCAAAACGCCAGTCATTTCAGGCTGCTTGTTCACAACACCGAACAATGTATCCAAGC